CCGTTAATCCACTTCCAGAGAGTAGGATCATCAAGTTTATGACTTTCAACTCCGAATTGCTCGAAGAAGTACTTGTCAAAATCTGCCATCACACCGTCTAGGTCGATATAGAGCCTAGTCATAATATATTATACCTTTCAGGAATTATTCTTCATCGCGATCTTCAAAACGTGAAAACTTTTCATAAGTTTTCTTGCGACGATTATCTCGGCGTTCGCGTAGTTTGCGGTCCTTGCCACGAGATTCATCATCGTCATTACCCCACTCGTCGTCCCACTCTTCACGGAACTTCTTGAAGGATTTAGCCATTTACTTGATTCCTTTTCTATTTATAGATACAATATATTATGATTCGGATGAATTGTCAACTGTTTCCATTGGAAACTCTTGCGGAAATGCTGTAATAACGACATTCCTTGACAAACCTTTGAGTGGTTTTTGTGCAATCATTTTGCATAGCAGTTCAGCATCTGCATTATCAACATCTTCCAAGAGTGAAATGAATAGTTGTTCTCTCTTGATCTGATTTAGATTATCATAGCCGCCGCCTTTAATGAAAATTCGTAGACGGCGCGCTTCATTGTATAGCATGCCTTCAACACCCACATACGAATTTTTCTTCCACGGTGGGGGTGTGTCAGGAATAAGAAATTCCACATTTTTATCATACATATATTTCAACACAGTTCGAAGAGCAGAGCTATCATGCTTTCTAAGCCATTCCACTTTTTCATCTACTGTTTTTAGTTCTGTAGCTTTATTTACAATTTCTGCTATTGAAAGTCTCATTAGAAATCCTGAATATCTGTTATAAGGTTCTTTAGTTTACGGGTTACGAAGTAGTTGAATAGAGATGATCTTCCTACTTCTTTATCTTTTGCAAATTCTTCTAGAATCTGTTCTTTATAATTGGCAGGAACTTCAGATAGATCAATCATCATTTTGTTTCGGAAATACCTGCTTTTTGTAGTCTCATCCATATTGGAAGGACCTTTCATCAGATCTTCAAGTCGCTTTGATGTAACAGCTTTTTGCCGTTCGCCGACCACGATTGAATTATCTGGGGACAAAATGTTAGGAACACCGTCGCTGGCGTCACCTCTGATAATATGTTCTACGAGATATTTATTTGGTTCATTATTTTGGATCCATTTTTTCTGTACTGGATTGTATTGCTTGATATTTGCATACTTGTGCAACTGGATATAGTCTTTGTCACCAGAAAGAATCAGAATATTTTCCGTTCCGTTATTCATCTCCACACCACGATCATGGCAAATTGTGCCGATGATGTCGTCAGCCTCACAGTGATCAAAGTGAAGAACTTTATAGGGAAAAAATTCTGCCAATTCCTCGCGGATCGCATTGATAATACGGAATAGTTCATTCCAATCAAGTTCTGATTCCTCGCGGGATTTACGGCGACCTGCCTTGTAATACGGGAAGATTTGACGGCGCCAAGAGTTTTTACCGTCAGCGCAGATTACGAGTTCACCAAAATCATCTTTGAACTTTTTTCGGTTTGCTCGTAGAGAGTTGAGAAACATGTGACGAATTAGATTTTCGTCAATGTCTACATTTGTGTGGTTGCCGATACTCATAAAGAGTGATGCAAGCATGACCTGGTTATAGTCTACTAGAATCAATTTGTTTTATCCTTATTCAATTATACATAACAAACATAACATAACTTATGAAAAAGTCAACCATTATCATCGGTAATGATAAAAACATTTCTCGCATAATCTTGCAAGAAATGTTCTTCTTTTCGTAGACTCAATTGAAGTGAAGTTATTGCCTCCTTCAACAAGATAATTGATGGGAGAACTTCATTGAAATTTTCTTCCAGATTATAACCAAGTCTAATCATAGCTTCCAATGATGAACTTAGAATTGCATCCGTAATCATTTCCACTTCTTCATCACGCTTAGGTGCTTCAACCTTTGTTTTATTGCTTAAGCGTGATTTAAAATCAATAATCTCAGCCATTTGCACTCAACTGTGTTAAAAGATTAATCCATTTTGTTCTAAACGAAGGCATTGAATTTTTATTCAATTCTCTGATTGTATCAGCAGCAAGAGAATCAATGAAACCTGGACTTTTCTGTTCTTGCATGAGTATTGCTCTTGTCAATCTGTGAGCCGTATTTGCGTGTACATTGACATCTTCTGTATAATCATACATTAATGTAGCACCACCTGCAGTTTCAGGTAAAGCACCCAAGTTGGAATGTATTACTGTGCAACCACATTTGATTGCTTCAATCATAGCAATACACGAAGTTTCAACCCAAACACAAGGATACAAGAATATATGCGACTTTTTCAGTGCCGCAAGTACTTCTTGATTTGATTTAGTACCGTGATACGTAATCTTTGGATGTGATTTCAAATTCTCGAAAAGTCTTTCGTATGGTTTGTCTCGTTCTTTCCACCCATAAATTTCGAAGGAAGAATAAACATCGAGATGGATATTAGGAAATTCTTTTGAGAGAGCATCAAAAATCGGATAAAGAAGTTCCAAACCACGGTGAGGTGTGGTATGATAAATGAATCGAATTGGACCATCAGGACGTTTGGTATACTGATATTCCGTTTCAATAGCATTTTCAATCACGGTGCACATGTAATATGGAATGCCATACATAGAGATATATTGATCTCTTTGCCAATGTGAAACAAAAACTAGCTTTGCAAATTTTTGCCATCCACCATTATGTAGAAGTTTATTCTCTGGGTCAGCGGCAAGATCATGTGCATAAAAGATATTTTTCACATCACCATATATTTGTCTAGGTCTAGAAAAGTGGATGGCAAATTTATCTAATAGATTTGAGGGAACGGCTGATAACAACCGATCCCTCATCATTTCAGTACCACCCTTGGCATTTCTAGATAGATTTGTATCTACTATAGTACCTCGGTAAATGCAACTCATACGTTTAACTCACTAGTAAAATCTTTGACTGAGTCCCAACGGAATGACCGCCAACCTGGTGCTTTGACATCATACACAGGTTGAACATCGGGATTTTCTTTCTTTGTTCTTTTTGTTTCAGATGTTTCAGATGAAGGGATCATCGACTCGTTAAGAGTGCAATACATGATCCTCTCTTCTCCAGTTGACTTTGTAAAAGTTACTTTGCAAATAGTTTCGTGGAGGCTTTTGCGGATTGTTTCTTTATCTAGAACTTCCATTACAATAACCTCACGAACCACTGAAATTACGTTTTTCAAGTTCTTTATAAGAACCGTGCATCAAGTCGTTATAACGGACACGGATAAACTTTTTGTTGGTTTGTTCCTTGTTAGGATTTTCAAAAGTTACCCAAGGATTGCTACCGTTAATCCAGGCGCGCTGTTTATTGAGCATATCTTCAGCCCCAGAACGATCAGCACGAATACCATTCAGCACAGTGTTAGATACATTCTTGCGTTCACCTTTTGAGGTATAAGTTTTGCCGCTTGCCTTTTTACCACCCATAGTATATTCACTCCTTCATTTGTTTGGTAATTTAATCAGACCTAAGTCCATAAGAATTTTGTAATTGATTGATGTAAGATCGCCGTAAGGATCTAATCGTAAAGATGTTATTAACCTATCTATGTAAATTAATTCTTTTTCATTTTTACTTGCAATACTAAAAGATTCAAAAAAAGTTTCTATGTCGTAAGGATTTTCATATAATATCCTAGTCGGCGTCACCTTTTTCTTTTTTATTGATTTTTCTTCCATTGGATTCCTTTTCGTGGATCATTTGAATCGCACTATAGAACTCATCCTTAGTGCCGTTATTATGAACACGATAGGTGCGTATATATGGTTGTTCAGGAAGAAGATGTGATTTTATAATAGGGGTTTGTTTACCCAAAACAATTTCTTCTACAAGGTTTCCATTAAAATATCTTCTAGAATCTGAAGAAAAATTGCAACCTTCTCGTGTAAGCTGAATAACTACTATAATTTCAGCTCCAAATTTATTTATAATTGGAGAAAGTTCCTCTTGGAAACCACCGTCGCTCACACAGAAATTACCATCAACTGTAATCTGCTCTGACAACTTTTTGCCGAAATATTCTTTACCATATTTTGGTTTGATATAATCTTCGGAGATGTATATCATTGCATCTCGTCGTGAGAGCTTTTTACCTGCAATCCTAAGTTCTGGAACAGGAATTTCTTTTATTTCTCGATTATTGTATCCTTCCATGAACCATTCTCTTGAAACACCAAAAAAACGAATTGTTTCTTTGAATAGTTCTTCTTTGAATGAAAGATGCGTATAACCTAATGTTTCATAAAATGAACAGGCTGCGTCTTTCCCGCAGCCTGGAGGTCCGTTAAAAATTAGTACTGCCAATTAAACCTCTTCATCTAGATCCGCAAACATATCATTCCATTCTTCCTCGGTAATACCAGAGAGAATAAACTCACGGTCGGAATCGGTGAGATAAGGCATCAGATCTTGAATACTTCCTAGACCTGCTTGCCAGGCCATGTAATCATCAAGATTAACAGGGATGCTGCGAGTACGTTCAATACCAGAAATTACGCTTTTACGTTTGATGTACATTTTATGTTCTCCTCAGTTTGCCTTATAGAATCAATATAATATCAAGTACTCGTTTTGTCAACCATTTTCTGGAACCCCAGTTTTGCAATATAGTATGCATCAACTATGTCAGAGATTGGGTTCCATATTTTCTCATTCATTATATCCAGTGTTTTCCGGATGTCAATCGTTGTTTCTTCTAAAAAGCACTCGTATAGACGTTCTTTATTTGCATTACCCTTTCCTGAGGCGTGTTTCTTTATTTCTGATGGTGCGAATACTGAGAATGGAACACCATCTTTCCATAATTTGTATTTCAAAAGACCAGCATTTTCAGCTATCTGGAATACTCTTCCTACAGCTCCATATGCATAGCCTTCGATAAAACAATGTGACACCGAATTGTCCATTATGATTTTGGAAGACCATTTAGACAAATTATCATATCTATGTGTATCAGAATCAAACTTTTCATATTCTGTTCCAAAAAATTGGCCAGAGAATACGATCCATTTTGATTTTGGTGAAAGATAATAGAATTTGCAATTGTTAACATCCCATGTCGACCCGTTGTGAACACAGATTGCTGGGCTAGTTAAGCTATAGTCAATACCTGCAATGATAGTCATAAAATACCTCTACATTTTCTATAGAGGTATTTATTCTATTCATTACATATTTTCGGCGTACCGTTTCATTTGTTCTCGTGCTTCTTCGAGGTAATTTGAAGCTCCACCGACACCGCCAGTTTCATCGAACCAAACAAAGACACCTTCATCATATTGATAGATGTGACTTTCAATCACGATAGGATACTTTGGTTTTGCAAGATAGGCCTCGGCAAGAGAAGGGGCAAGTGCCATCAATTTTGCACTTGCTTCAGATGGACACGTGCAACGATTCCACTTCCATTCTGGACCTTCATTCTTTGAACGTTCACGACATGCTTTGCATGGTGACACACTCGTAACGTGATCCCACTCTTCGGCAGGACCTTGAAGAGTTGCCATTGAATAATCATGCTCTACCCAATGCCAAGGACCTTGTGTTGCTTCTGCAAGAATAGTCCTTAATTCATCATCATTGATTCTACCTTCTCCTCGAGCAAGTGCCTCTTGTCTTGCCTTTGCACGATATGCAAAATTATCATAATAATCCATCATAGTCAATTCCTTCTCATCTGTGAAGCATCAATAGCAGCTTGTTTGTTGTCTTTTCGGATAGGCATGAGATTTGACTTATGGGTCACAACAATACCCATAATTTCATTACCAGAATATACATTCTCTGCTTTTTTGGGTGTTTTCCCAGGAATGACATCTGATGTCTTGGGCAGATTTGATTTTACTTTATAATCGGGAATATCATTTACGATTTTCCCTTTATACTTTCCAGTGTAACCGACCTTGGCAAGGAACAGTTCCATACTTTTTTCGGCTTCGATTAGCGATTTTCGTTTCTTTTTCATACCAATGGTTTCAATTTGAAGTCAAGATCATTTCGAGTGTAAATCTGCATCAACAAATTTACTTTATACATGTCGTGATTTAGGCGCCGTTCTAGATAATCTACTAGGTCTATAACAGATTCCTTATCAACTAAATTTATGTCAAAGTCAACATCAAGAGCTTCGGAGAGAGTACAGTTGAGATCAATCATAATCTCAACTATACTTTGTTCATATGAATTAACCGTGACATGTGTTTCATGATATACTGATTCCAGTAGTTTGTCAACCGTGTTCTTAGAATGTTTGGTCACCATACCCGCCAATTGTATTTTCTACTTCTGCTGCAAAATCTTCATAACCACCAACGTGTCTACCATGCCACCAAATTTGAGGAACTGTCTTTGCATCTGGTAGTTTTGTCTTTAGTTCATTCAAATTTTCTTCATCATCTGTATCTTTCCACTCATAGGTAAGATTATAACGGTCCGCAAGTCTTTTTGCTCGTATGCACCAACCACATCGTGGGTGACCATAAATTGTAATCATTTACTTAGTTCCTTTCTTACTATCCAATAACTCCAGGCATGCAGGCAATGATCGGGATCCCGCCAAAATAAAGAATCAATTAACCAAACTATGTTAAATTTTCCTTCTCGTTTCCACGCATAATTTCTTGCGCTGAAACTCTGATTACTATATCCACCAAGAATTACGTTTAGTAATACTGAAAGTGCTATAAATATCCGCTGAAAGTATTTCTTTATTGATTCCATGGTAATCTCCCTTTGATGCCATGGCTTATTTATTCCATGTCTGATAACTTAAAAACTATACCTTTACAATACTTATCTTCATCTTCCATAACATCAAATGTAACATGAGGGATATTAGTATCGTATGTCCAAGCATATTCTGGTGTTTTGCACCATTCTGGTTTCAGGTAATATTTTGCCTCTTTAAGAATTTTTTCAAAATATGGACAATGTTCATCATCGCAGTCATTTTTAACCAATCCTTTGGAATTTAGATAATGATCATATGTTCCAAACTCATCATCAATAGCACCTGCAAATTCTACAAGATCATCCGAGTAGCCATAGACGACAACAATACCTTCCCTTTTCAGCTCCTTGCAGAACTCTCGAGTCAGAATAGTATTTTCGGACGCGTATTGGATACCATTCAATTTATCTGCAACGTCTTGGATATTCACCCCTTAAACTCCACTGGTACACAAATACCACTTTTCCAAGATGAATACTTTGCTTTTGCAAGACTAGTCTCTGTCTCACCGTTGTAAAGGATCTTGTTCAGTTTTTCACGCTTTCTATTACCCAACCATGTTCCAAGCATGGTAATTCCGACACTGAATGCAATAACACCAAGTATTAAACCAGTGCCAACCAAGGCAGGTAATGTATAATACATGAATGCATATCCAATTTTGTAGAGAACAAAGAGAATGAAAGCAGCCACGGTAAATACAAAAGCAGCAACTACAAGAACCTTAAACATACTCCAAAGTGTCAGTTGCCAATATGAACAAAGGTTATCTTTGCTTTGAACATATCTTTCGGCATTTTGACCTGCTTGTAAGGTCTGGTTAGTCTGACACAAAGATACGTTCATTTTATAGTGCCAGGAATTTTTGTTCACTGAAAAAGTTTTCATTTTATACCTTCCGTATCAAGTGCATCACGAAGCAGTTTAAGCAATTCATCGTATGTCTCCACCATGTTAATACCATAGCGTTCGCATACCATTTTCACGTTACCATACCGATAAAATTCCTTTGGGCAACAAACAACAACATTATCATCATTGAACAAACCCAGTTCAAGTAAAGTAATCGGTGCCTTTGAGTCAGCAGTAAAATAATAGATATTTACATCTGCTTGTTCTTGACATTCAAGTTCCCATTCTACTTGTTCATAGAACTGTGTACCTGGAGTTGGATCTTGTTCCCAAGATGAATCCCAATCATCCCGCCGAGGATTGAGAATAACGAGTTCTTGATAGTCTGAAAGATCTTTAGTCAGACGATCTTGCCAATTTTCTGCTGCACCCATGTCAATGGCACCGCCTAGGAAAATAGCCATTCTATCATCTTGTTCGTAAGGTTCTGGTGCTTTTAATACTGTTGCCATTGTTTATACTCCATAAATTTCTGTTGCAATTTGCCCTGCTCGTTTCATGTCAACGAGAGCACCAAAATGATCACGTAGTGCTTTCATAACATCACCTTTCTTTGGAACACCACCTTCGCGCTTTCCAGTGAATAGTTCACGCAGGAAGTCAATGACGTCTTGATCTGAAGCCATCTTAGGTAGAACACCTAGAAGGATTTGCCTTTCAAAGTTAAGTGCAATCCGCCGACCATCATCAATATTCAACTTCAGATTTTCGTCAATTGTAGCAATAAGTTTTTGGATCACCTTGATTGCTTCATCTTCGGTTGTGGCACGATTACCGTTATTTTTACCTACTTTTTCAATTTCACTTAACGCGAATAGAATAGCAGGAGCAACAGGGCTTCGGACCTTTCGTAGAGCCATGGACTCAGTTTTTAGTTTTTCAATAACACTCATTTTATTTCACCTTCATTAGAAAATCATAAGGAAACCGGCGGCACAGATCAAGATAAGAATGAATAGGAACCAAAGTGCAATAGCACCTGCCTGCTTTTCAAAATCAATTGGTTCTACTTCTGTAATAGTCTTGCCCGTGTTAATATCTTCATACGACCGAGTTTCACGATTTCTGAAAACCATTCGGTTGAACAAATACATCCAGATAGGAAGCATGGTAACAAACCAGACAACACCACCAACAATACCAATAACTCCATCACCCATTACACGATATGCAACCATGACTAGCATGAATTTACCAACTGGAGTTTGAGCAAGTTCATTGACAGTTGTTCCGATGCTTTTAGCAACTTCACTAAGTGCAATACCATACTTTTTACCGAGTTCGGCATATTCACTCATACTATCAACATCAATAGAAGGTGTGACTGGTTTTGCGAGTTCAACACACTTTTTCTTTAGATCAATTACAACAGATTCTGGCAGTCCTTCAACTGAAATATTATCACATCCCGTTGAAGCCAGGACCGGTGTCGCAAATGCAAATAGAAATGCAAAGATAAGCAATAGTTGTTTCATATTATAATCCTATTATATTTGTACAGATTTATACTGTATCACCATCTTCGGGGTTGTCAACCGGATTTTTATAGTAAAGATAAGTTTCATGTGTACGATTTTTCCACAAACGTGATTGTTCTAGAAAAAAGTCAAGTCTCGAATCTTTCACTTCGACTATACCGCGATTACGAGCATCACAGTACCAGTCGTGCAGTTTGTCGTATTCAGAGGCGACTTGGTCGGCCGCTTCTTCAAGAGTGTTGTCGACGTGACCACAATCATCAAGAATACGACAAAAGTGCTCTTGCACTGTAATCTCATCATTTGGATAAAAAGCTATATCCCAACCTTTGCAGTTACACATTACTTAATTACCTTATATGCTACAATATCCCACTTATTCATAGGATCATCTGGTTCACGATGTTGCCAACAAATTTGTGGCCAATAAAGAGCATCAATAGGATCACGACGAACCCCAGAACGAACTTTTACTTGAACAATGGTGGTATCCGAGACTGGGCGGTTAGCACCACCTTCCCATACAATAAACCCATCTGCATCAATTGCAACACTTTCAGAGCAAAGATTACCAAATGGATTTTTTGTTGGATGCCAGTCGGGTTCTACAAATGGAGCCCACTTTTGCTCGACTTCTTTACTTACTGTCTTTTTCAAACAAACAACAGGCATACCAACTACTTCAACTTGATCTGTATCGCACCTACAGATGTAGTTCTCATAGGGTTTGTCAAGAATCACCAAAGCAATCAACTTGTTCTGATCACCCCATCCACCAATGCGACCAGTCAGACCATCCATATCACTACCAGTATGACAGATCTTTACGCGGTCACCGAGTTGTGGAAACCCGCCAGTGTTTGCATCATATCGAAACATTAATTTACTCCTTTATATTATTTAATCACATTGCATATAGAATGTCAATCATTTTCTTTTATAAATAAAGATATAGAAATTTTAGATAAAAGGATTAATTTACTCCTTTATATTATTTAATCACATTGCATATAGAATGTCAATCATTTTCTTTTATAAATAAAGATATAGAAATTTTAGATAAAAGGGTTAATAATGCTAACATTTAAACAATTTTTAGAAGAAAGCAATCATGATCATATAGATGTCGACGGTGTTAAAGTACCGACACACGCTATATGGCATCCAAGCACTACTTCTAAACATTTAGATAAAGCACTGGACCATGAAGATCACACTGTAAGATCATCTGCTGCAAGACATCAAAACGCTACTTCTGAACATTTAGATAAAGCACTGAATGATAAACATTACATTGTAAGATCAGATGCTGCAAGCCATCCAAACGCTACTTCTAAACATTTAGATAAAGCGCTGAATGATGAACATGGTTTTGTAAGATCACATGCTGCAAGCCATCCAAACGCTACTTCTAAACATTTAGATAAAGCACTGAATGATAAATCTGACTTCGTAAGAAAAAGCGCTGCTGAAAACCCAAATGCAACATCTGAGCATTTACATAAAGCATTGGGTGATATTGATACGAGAGTAGTAGAAACTGCTATGAAACACAAAAATATAAATTCAAAGAATATTCACAAGGCGTTGGACTACGATTTTGCTCCTGTAAGAATGCATGCTGCTGAACATTCAAAAGCAAGTCCAGAGAATATTCACAAGGCGTTGGACGATAAAAATCGTGAAGTAAGGTTGCGCGCTGCAAAAAATCGAAATGCAAATTCAGATAATATTCATAAAGCGTTGAATGATGATCACCATGAAGTAAGGATAAGTGCTATACGAAATCCAAATGCAAAGCCCGAACATTTCCAAAAAGCTATGAATGATCCGCATCCTCGCGTAAGAAGTGCTGCATCTGGTGCAAATAAGAAATATTCTGCGTCTAAAGCAAAATCATAACATATTCATAAGTCTAAAATAACAAATAGACTTACATAAGAAAAGTTAACAAACTTTTACCAATATTCTAGACGTTAATCAAAGTAAAAAATGAAGGATTTAAATCCTTCATTTTTTGTTATACATTATCAGTCCCCACCTTTCAGCAGGAACTGATTACTGATCGTCTTGAAGCTAAAGCTCGGATCTTCGTTGCACTTCCAAACAAGACCTTCACGGATCTTGTGATTGATGCTCGGACCTTCAGCAAAAGCAAGACCTTCTTCGACACTGACGGGTGCTTTCCAGTTAGTACCATGCAGCGGAACATGTTCAAGACCGATCATGTGGCAGACGCTGCGGCGTTCACCTGGAGCGAGGTATGCGTGCTTTGCAATATCAAAGATGTCGAACACAAAGAAGCGATGCTCTTTGAATCCTTCACGGTTGCCCTGAATGCCGGGACCCATGATCTCACCTTGAAAAGCAAGACCATTCGGGATGCGATCGCCGATCTTGAGAGCCATAGCGACAAAGGTGTTGTCTTTGTTCTCTTCATTGATCTTCAGTTCAAGGTTCCGGCTGCAAACACGAAGTTCGCCTTCCCATCGGAAGATCGTGCAGCTTGAGCCATCCAGCTTCATGGTGACTTCGTAGGTCACATCACCTTTTTCTTGGATCTCAGGGAAACAATTCTGAATCCTCTCTTGATCCGTCTTTGGAATCAGTGAAGTTGGGAACATACCACGAGCTTGACCCTGAAGCTGAGCAGGAATAGGAGCTTCCCACTTCTGGATCTTCAGTTCATCGGTAAGATCATCACCCTCATTCCAAGCCATGTCTTCACAATAGTAGACTTCTCCAGTTTCGCTGTTTTCAGAAGCCCAGAAGTTGAGTGGGATACTCGACATCTTCAAAAGCAACCCCTGCGAAACCTGACCACGAAGCTTGATCGTCCGCAGACGTTCACCTTTCACGCCATTGTAGACACGAGGCTCTTGCCCTTTCGAGAGGAAAGGAGCGAGTTCATGTGGGACCCACGAGTCGATCTCAAGGTATACAGCAAGATCACCAACCTTGAACTCATCCTTCTTAACAACGACTTTCCAGCCGTCAACAGTGGCAACCACGATGGCATCAGCACCTTCGATCGGTTGAATGTCGGCAATGCGCCGAATAGAAGCAAGTTTACGAGTCATGTGATTTCCTTAATCAGAAGATGAAGAACTTGAGTCATATGAGGAAGAAGAACCTGAGTCATATGAAGAACTTGAATTATATGAGGAAGAACTTGAAGTATCGGAGTCGTAAGAATGACTACGTGACCTCGATTCCAGATTCGAATCCGATTGATAAATCGGATTCAATGGTGAGAGGGGATTAATAGGATTGAATAGATCAGTCGTGGGGTCATTCGGCGATGTATAAGTCTTATTCAGTCGATAAGTCGAGTACTTGTTGCCGCCGACAATATCACCTGAAGCATGTGCACCACGTTGATTTACAACGTTTGTGGTTTGTGTAACACGACTACGGTTACTTGAGAAGTTGACCTCTTTAGTCGACTTCACTTCAGTCTTCTTTTTTCCGAAAAGCCATCCGAACATCTATATCTCCTCATTACAAGATCATATTATACTGATTCTTTAACTGTGTCAACCTACGAGTTCAGATTTGTCCGTTCATTTTGAATTTCTTTGATAGCAGCAATCATTTATCATCTCCCATAATATTCATGTCCGCTCCAGTTACAAAGAACCTTACCAATTGCATCATAAACAGGACTAACACCACACTCGGTTGTAGGTTCATACTTAGCAGCATAATCATACAAGTCAG